CATTTTTCGGGTCCTTGTAGGGGAGGGAGAAATAGAGATACCAAACGGCGTTGATCCGTTGTTGTTCTGAAATGGCGTGGGCGTTCTCCGCGATCGCTACCCGCCTCCGCGATTTATCAAAAATTTCTATCATAGGTATCTCTCCGTATAAATGAGCTGTCCCCGGAGCTGTCCGCCGGAGGCGCTCTCAATAATAAGCCGGAGGAGGTCGCGGGAAATGTTGATCCAGTCCCCGGACTGTGTATGCAAGGCGTTTTCCCCGTCCAGGAGGACGAGGAAAAGCCCGCTATCTATCCGCAATTCTCCCCCGGGCGGGATCGTGAGCTGGAGGGTCGTCCGTTCTGTGGTCTGTGAGGTTGCCTCTAACATGGAGGTCAGGACCTCGGAGCCCTTGAGGAGGGCCGGGACATTCTTCGATCCCGCCGCCGCCGCGGCGAGGCGGTCCGCAAGCTCCAGGGGCGCGGGGACATTCTTCGCGCCCTGTGCCTGTGCGGTCAGCGTGTCCCGGGCGGCCAGCGCCGCGGGCGTGTTCTTCTGGCCGTACATGGAGCCCCGGAGGGCCTCGGAGAGGGCGGCCCGTGTCACTACGTCCGCCGACATTTTCGCCGTCGTAAAGAGACCGGAGGCCGCCGAGAACGCGGAAATAACAGAGACCGTCCCCCGGGCGGAGCCCTGGAGGGCCTCCGCGTATTTGTCCCGAAAATCAACGGGGATCGCGGCCCCGGCAACCGCCCCCATAGCCTCGGAAAAGTTCTCCGCGATCTCGACCGTCTTTGTCTCCTGGTTGACGGAGTACCGGGCGAGGCTATACCGTCTATCGTTATACATGATTAGTTGATCCCTACCTCCACGGCCCCCTCCGCAATCGTGGGCATATATCCGCGCTTGAGCTCCACGGACTCTGTCAGGGGCTTAATATAGACGGGCTCGCCGGAGGTCTCGGCGGAGTAGAGGGCGGAATAGGTCCAGGTCCCCCACGCGGTCGAGGGCCGGGGAAACGCCGCCGCCTGGGAGTTGCGGGCGATAATCTGGCCGGAGGTCTGCTCCGTCGGGGCCCCGAATGTAAGGGGGACGCGCTGGTAATTGTCCCCGGACAGCTCGGAGCCGGAGGACTCCGGTGAGCCGTTCCAGAGGGAAAAATAGGGCGTGATCCCCTGGATGGAGTTTCCCCGGAGGATATTCAAGACTTTTGTTTTCCACGCCTTGGAGAGGTTCCCGGTGAGATAGAAAAGCACATCCCCGGCTAGGAATACCGGGGGTTCCTCCGCCCCGATAATGAGGGGCTCCACCAGCTCGCCCCGGGCGAGCATATTCCCGCCCGTGAGGGAATCCACGACGCCGATATGGGTAATGGTGCCCGCCGCCGAGACGGGGGTCGGGAAAGTAATGTCGGTGAGGTTCTGGACCCCGATCCCGCCGTTGGAATCCGCCGGGGCGGAAAAATCAATTTCCATCCGCTTGTATCCGGTATAGCTGACCTCTGTTCCTGCCGTGCCGCTTTCCCCTGGGTCGTTGAGGTAAAGGGCAAGGTAGCATTTCGCCGGAGCCGCAAAGGTGACGCCGCGGAGGGCGTTCAAAATCCCATTTTCCAGGTAGTCGCAAGCGTACATAATTAAACACTCCTTTTCGCATTTCTCCGTTGCCGCTCTTTCCTTTCTGTGGTAAACTTTCTTCCAGAAAAGGGGGTGATACGAATGATTCCAATGAACGAAAACGCGGCAATCACAAATTCAATCGAGATTGCTAAAATCCTTTGCGCGGCCCGCGGCGATAGATACCCTATCGACGTAGACAGCGCAAACGAGATCGCGGATTTTATTGAAACGCTTCAAAAGCGTTTCACGGAACGCTCGGACAAATCCGATTGATAGTCTCTGCCAGCAAGCACATAGACTCGGATAGTTTCGCAAGTTCCATATAATCCCGATTTTTTGTTTCTGCGGAACGCTCGGAAAGTAGCTGTAACTGCTTTTCGAGCGTTTCTTTGATCTTGTTTTTGTCCATAGTCAAACACTCCTTTTTATAGCTGTTATAGTGATGGTGAGGACGTCCGCGTCGGAGAGGTTCCTCAAAACGATAATGCAAGGGGTCTCCGCTGTGCCCCGGTAGTCGACCGGGTTCTCCCCGGAGGTGATCGGCTGGGTCACGGTCCGCCCGAGGGCAAAAGGCGGGTTATAGTTCCATGTGAGATCAAACTCCCCGTATTTGAGATGTTGAGCCATAGGGGGCCCGCCGGAGATACGGGCCGTATAGTATTTATCCGGCTCTTTATCGTAGGCGAGCCGCCCCGTCCCGGACAACCAATAGGCGATCTCCCGGCATACCTCCGGGACGGTTTTCCCTTTCGGGCACTTAAACGCACAATGAATTGTCTCCGCCCGCTCGTCGTACACATTCCCGGCCACGCCGTCATAATAGCCGGAGCGGCCCGGGATCACGACCTTTCCCTCCCGCCGCGGGGGGAGAATGATCCGGCTCGTGTCCTGTGTATAAATTCCGAATTTGCTACTATGGACGCCCCGGAAAGAAAAACCGCTCATAAACTGCCGCCTCCTCTTGACCTCTTTTTCTGCTCCGTGAGATAGTAGAGCTCCCGGGCGACCCGCTCCACGTCCTGGTCGTCCCGGACCTCCAGCTTGTCCACATAGATAGCGATACCTCCAGGCGTTCCGCCGTCCTGGCCCCGGACCGCCGCCACGATCGCCGCGGTCTGTCTGTTGATGGCCGCCGAGGTTGGCGGTTCCTCCACGCTGGAGGGGAGGCTTTTCTCCATAGCCGACAAAGCGGTCCGGCCCGCGTCTGCGTAGGTCTCCGCGAGGTTTGCCTTTTCTGCCTCCGCGCCCTTTATAATGCCTTGAATATCAAAGCGGCCCGCCTCGTTGAATTTCTTCGAGGGGGAGGCTTGTTCGACCTCCTTCTTGTAGGCGGCGAGGGCGGCGCGGCCCATTTCGGCATACTTCCGCACGAGCTCCGCCTTTTTACTGGCCGTTCCGTCTATGAGCCCTTGCATATTGTTTTCGCCGATCTGATAGGCGTCGTCGGATAGGTCCATATCCTGGATCGCGTCGTCCAGGTCCCGGACAAGTTCCTCCATTTGATCCGAAAAATCGGTTTCCATTTCGGCCACGGTCTCGGAAAACGCCTCTTTGCCCTTCTCCACCTTTGCGAGCTGTTCATTGAGGGCCGCTATATCCTCCTCGCCGCCCTCCACAATGGCCGCCAAAATTTGCGCGGACTCCTCGGAGCCGTCGGACAGCTTGCGGATCAGGCCCTCGTCGACGCCGAGCTCCATAGCCTTTTGAATGTTGGCCGCGTAGGTCTCCATATAGGAGACCTGTCCCTGGAGGGTTTCGATCAGGTTGTCAATAGAGGTTTTCGCCGATCCGTCCAGCTCATTAAAGAGGCCGAGTTGTCCGTCTATGCTCTCCATAGCGGCGTTATAACTTTCCTCATAGGCCGCTTGGAGGGCCTCCATTTTGGCGGTTATATCCTCCACGCGGGAGGTCATTTCCTGGGTTTTGGCGGCGGCCTCCGCCTGTTTCTCTCCGTATTCCCGGGACGCCTCCTCAAGCTCCGCATATTCCGCGGCGTTTTCATCCAGTGCGGCGGTGAGCTCGTTAATATTATTATTAAGCTCCCTTGTATTTCCGACGCCCGTCTCCTCGGCCTCATTCAGTGCAAGACGGGCCTCTGTGAGCCGTGCTTCAATCGCCGCCCGCTCCGTGTCGAGTTCGTTCAACCTGAAGACCTGGGCTTCATATTCTTCCTTTGCGGCGGCCCGTTCGAGTGCGGACGCTAACTCCGCCTCAGTGAGACCCTCCAGGGAATCCCGCTCCTTGTCGTAGGCGAGGCCGAGTTCCGGGATTGCCTCGTTTAGCTCGTCTACCTTTTGGGCGATCAAGTCCTTTTGTAGTGCCGACTTTTCCTCTACGGCGAGGAGCTCTTGTAGAGAGGCGGCGGTCGCGGCGGTGGTCTCTTGCTCTGCCGCCATTGTTTCGGATAATTCCTCATAGGCCGCCTTTGTTTCCTGCATGGACTCTATAAAGGTTTTTGTTCCCTCGTCTGCCTCCTTCGAGGCGGCGATCCATGTCCCTATTGCCACGGTCAGCCCCACAACCGCCGCCGTTACTGCTACAACCGGGTTTGCGGCGAGGAGGTCAAGCGCCACTTTTAGAGCCGCTATAATTTGCGGAGCGGCGGCCAGAGCGGCCACTCCCACGGACATAGCGCCGAGGGCGGCGGTTACTCCAACGATCGCTCCCACGATCCACGGGTTTTCATTTACAAAATCGGTCGCCAATGTGAAAGCGTCTGCGCCCGAGTTATATAACTTTTCAAGCGCGGGGTTCAGTTGGTCGCCTATGGCAATTTTCAAATTTTCTGAGGCGGTCGTCATTCGCTGTTGTGCAAACTCCGTTGTATCCGCCATAATCTGAAAATTTCGCTCTACGGCCCCGGAGCTGTTCGCCATGACTCCGAGGGTCCGGTCAAATTCTTCCGCCCCGGTATTGAGGAGGGAGAGGGCCGCCTTGCCCGCCGTGGTGCTACTCCATAGGTTAGAGAACGCGGTCGCGTCCCCGTCCACGCTCTCGGAGAGGATCGCCATAATATCGCCGAGGTTTGACCCGCCCTCCATGAGTTCTGAAAAGCTCTTTCCAGTTTGGTCCTCCAGAATCCCGGCCACGTTGGAGCCGTTTTTTGCCAGCTCGTCAAGCATAGCGGAGAGGTTGGTTGTCGAAATGGCCGTATTTGTGCCGCTCTTTGTGAGGAGGGCATAGGCGGTCGTCAGGTTTTCAAGGCTCACATGGTAGGCGGCGGCGGATGGGATGATCTGGCCCATGCTGGCGGCCAGCTCGCCGACGGAGGTTTTTCCCTCGTCCTGTGTCTTTACAAGCATAGAGGCCACGCGCTCAGCGTCCGACCCCTCCAATTTGTAGGCGTTGATCGCGGTAGTGAGGACGTCGACGGCGGTCGACGCCTCCGTAAAGCCCGCCGCCGAGGTCTTTGTAGCCGTGGCGACGAAATTGACCACGCTCGCCGTATCCACGCCCGCCGACCTCGCCTGATAGGCCGCCTCGGCCAGGGCCCCCACGGCGACGCCTGTCTCATTTGATAAATCTAATAACTGCGCCTTTATATCCGACATTGAATAAATTTTTGTATCTATCAATGTGGATAATTTTGCTAAAGAGGTCTCAAACCCGGCGGAGGCTTGGGCGCACTCCGTGAGGGCGTCCGCAATTTCCTTTACTGTTTTAGCGACGCCCGCCGCGGCCAGGGCGGCGGCGAGTTGTTCGATCCCCTTTTTTGACTTGTCGACTTCGTTTCCAAATTCGTCTATGGAATCCGCGCACCCGTCGGCGCTGTTGCGGGCCTCGTCGAGATAGCCATTATTCTTGTCGATCTCGTCGGAGAGACCGTTTAACTCGACCTTTGCATTATTAAGCTGTTTTTGCCAGTTTTGGACGCCTCGCTCCGCCGCCGCCTGTCCGGCCTGTGCCTCCTCAAGTTCGGCGTTCCATTTGTCGAGCTCCTTTGTGAGGGCCTCTTGCTCTCTGGAGGTGTCCCCGGTGGACCGCCGCAAGGTTTCAAGGGCCCGCTCGCACCGCTCTATATTGCTTTGTGCCGTGGATACCCGGGAGGAGTATTCCTCCTGTGCCCGTTGAGCGTTACGGAGGGCGGCCTCCAGGGTGGAGACCTTCTCCTGTTGCTTTTTATACATGGAATCCAGGGCGGCCCCCTTGGCCGTGAGGGCCTCCATGCTGTTAGCGTTTCCGCGAAATTCGCTCTCCACGAGCGCAAGGCCCGACTTGAGCGTGGACAGTTCGGAATTACAAGCGGCGATCGCCTGTTTATATTGGGCCTCACCCTCTACGGCGAGTTTTGTCGAGATTGTCCTTGCCATGCGCGGCGGCTCCTTTCTATGGCAATAATCAATTTTTTACTTGACATTACCATATTTTCGGGTGATAATTTCCCTTGTGAAATGCGACGATTTTCGCAATATAAAAAGTGAGGTGTTTTTTGTGGCTTTAATCTCGTGCCCCGAGTGCGGAAAACAAATTTCCGACTCTACTCCAACGTGTCCGCATTGTGGTTATCGTTTCTCTGTCGATACTTCCCCCGTTGCTCCGCCGTCCCCGACCGAAATCAAACCTTCAAAATCAAATATTCCCATTGGTGTTATTGAGGTTTTAGCTGGTATCGCAATCATTTTAATTTCGATCCCGTTTATAGGGGTGTTCGGGCTTGGAATTTTTAGCATGATTGCGGGTGTTGTCCTGCTTGGCGCTGGCTTCTCTAATATCGCGGGTATGCACGACGTAATTTGCCCTTACTGTAAAAGTTCCGGGAAAATTGCAAAGGGCGCTAAAAATTACAAGTGTTCTACTTGCAAAAAAAGGAGTGTCCGGGAGGACGCCTATCTCAAGCCAGTTTTATAATTCCGCCGCCGGAGGGGTTCGCCCCTCCGGCTTTATTCGTCCTCCGGCTCCCGCTCCTTCTTTACACCCCGGGCCTGGAGGTAAAGCTCCCAAAGGTCCCCGATCTCTCCAGGTGTGGAGAGGAGGGTCTCTTTTTTTGAGAGGCCGCCCGCTGTCCCCATGCGGATATAATGGGCGCGGGTTACTACGTTTTTTTTTGCGTGTTGAGCTCCGCAAGTCCGAGGTCCACCTCGTCGGCGTCGGCCTCAATCTCCCGGCCATAGCCGAGGGTCAGGGCGGAGGGGATCGCAACCTTGAGGGCGGCGATCTCACTCGGAGCCATTGTCGCCGCGATTGTCTCGGCGTCCGTCATAGGTTCCGGGTCATACCCGAGGCTGCGCCGGACGAGCTCTCCTTGTTCTGCCAGGATTGCGGCGGCCTTGCAAGCGGCGGAAAATCCCTCCCGTGTGTCGCCCTTGATAGCTTCGATCATTTCGCCGGACCCGCCGAAAACTTCTTGAATTTGAAACATAGCCTCCACGGTAAAGGCGAGGTATCGCACCCGGCCCGCAAGGTTGATTTTTACGCTTTTCATAGCGCCCTCCTGTAAATTCTTGTAGGGAGGCGGGTTGTCCCGCCTCCCTGTGTGTTACTCCGTCAGGGTATAGTGAGCCTCCAGCACGTCGGAGGCGGCGAATCCCTCAGCGGTGGCGATCGCCTTAATCGTGGTCTCCTCCGTAATCTCAATGGGGGAGGAATATGCGGGGGAGGTCTCGGTCGGGTCGGAGCCGTCTGTGGTATAGCGGATCACGGCGTCCGGCGTGGTGGTGGCGAGGGCAACGGTCGCGCCGCTGGCGACCGCACCCGCCGCAGGCGTGGCCGTGGGCGTGGCGGCCCGTTTCTTCCCCTGGAGCTGTTTCTTGATCCAGTCGATCGCCTCGGGCTCCGTCTTAAACTCCTCCGTAAACCTCCAGTCGCCCGTCTCACAAGCGAACACTGTAAAAGTCGTGTTGTTGGTCCCGAATGTGATACTGTCGGTTTTGGTCTGCGCGGTGTCGTTTCCGAGGGCGGCCTTGACGAGGGGATAGAAATAGCCCTTGTAAAGGACCTTTTTCCGCCTCATAAGTTTCTTGAAGTACGCAAGGCCGCCCGCCGGGGGATCGTCCCCGACATTGTAGCGGACCATTTTCCCCTCTACGGTGCAACCGTACACGACGCCCGCGACGGGGTCCTCCATGTCGTCGGTCTCCATAGCGATAGAGCCGGAGGAAAACTCCTCCACACTCTCGGCGAGGCCGTCGTCGGCAAAGAGCTTGCCGGAGGCGAGGTTTACGGTGAGGTCCGCCTTGACGAGGCGGCCCACCCGGACGGGTTCCTGGTCCTTGTAGACCGGGAGCTTGCCCTCCGGCTCCTCCGCCACGGGGTTAAAATAGGGATATTTCGCCCCAAAACTTGCCATAGTAAAACCTCCTAAAATTTATAGGTTTCTGCTGTCGAGAAATTGGTTATAGACCCGCTCTCCGGCGTCTATCGCCTCTTTCTCTTTCTTCTTGTTCGCGGCGTCGATCGCGGGGCGGGCGGCTATGTGCCGCCCCGGTGCCCCGTATTCGTTGATAAAAGCGATCTCGGCGTTTCTTGTGGACCTCCCGCCGCGCTTGCGGGTCCCCTGGGGGTAGATGGTGAGGGAGCGCCCGTCCCGATCTTTTTTGACCTTCCCCTTTTTGACTGACTTCGAGGAAATTCCCAAAGAGTGCGGGCCCTTCCACTGTTTTTCAATCTCGGCCCGCTGGGCCGGGAGGATCACGTCGGCCTCCGCCTCAAGGATGCCCTCAATCACGCTGTCCGGTAGGCGAGCCAGGGCGGCGAAATCGTCGGAGAGGGCGTCGAGCCCATTCACGGTGAGGCGTCCCATTCTCTTTCATTCCTCCTCTAAGCCCTCGACGGTTTCGCACTCAAAAACATGGTGCTGACCATCTTTGTCCGAGGCGTTGGTATAGGCCGGATAGGTGAAGCCCGCCGAGGCGAGGGCTTTCTTAACGGCCCGCCGCTTTGCGGTAATGTCATAGCCGAGAGGGGCGTATAGATGGACCTGGACGGAGACCCGCTCCTGTTCCGGCTCGTCGTCCCCGTAATTGATCGGGGTTGTGTGGTAATTGAACGTGATGTAAACCGCTTTCTTGCCCTCGTAGGCGTCCGCCTCTGCGGGCGCTATAGGCTCCAGGACGGCCCGCAAGGTTTCATTGATACTCACCCCGCCCCCTCCTCGTCCGGCTCCTCCTGGGCCGTTTCTGGCGGCTCCTGGGCCTCTTTACAGTTGAGTTCGTAGGTCTCGCCGCTTTCGGTGTAGGCCCTCACGACCTCATAGAGGCGGCCCTCGTACTCCACGAGGGTCTCCTCCTGGTAGTCCGCACCCCGCACCTCCAGGACGAGGGCGATCTTGTCCCCGGCCTGTTTTGCCGTGTAAAACTCGGAGCGCGTGGCGGTCTTTTTGTTGGCGAATACCTCCCGCCGCGTCTTGACCGTTTCCTTGTAGCCGTTCGGTTTTACCCTTTTTTCCTCTCGAATGAGGGCGGCCTCGTCTCTCCAGTACACGGCTACACCTCCCCGCCGACGTAGTCCGAGGACATAGTGAGGGAGACCTTGAGGCGTTCATAGACGGCCCGGAATTTTTCCGCGTCCTCATTATCGAGGCCAAACTCCGCCTTGATATAGTTCATAACCGCCCGCTTAATGAGCGGGTCCGCCTCGTCCTGGGCCCGCTCGGGGAGGACTCCGCCGAGGGCGAGGTCCTCCCGGGCGGCGCGGATCAGGTCCACGATCTCCCCGTCAAACGCTGTCGACTTCGTTCGTACAGCCTGCCTCCCCGCGGCGAGATACTCCTCCGAGACGTCCGCCGCGGGTTCCCGGGCGGCGGGGCCCCGGCCCGTGCTCTCGCTCATGCTCCGCCTCCTTACGCCCCAGCGCTGGCCTTTTTCTTGATACGGAGGAATCCGTTTTCGGTGATAACATTCCCGCCGATCATAGCCTCGCCCATGACGGCGAGGAGGCCCTCCGCGAACTTATAGTCGCGGGAGACTTCCACGGTGTAGGGCCCGAACAAGTCGAGCTGATAGGCCAGGGGTTTCCCGTATGCCATGCAATAGGAGCCCGCCGCCGAGGTGGCCTTGGAGAGGGCAGGGAGCTCGTCCACAATGCAGAATTTCACCGCGAGGCCGCCGTCCTTGATCGTGCCCGTGGTGGTGCTGTTCTCGGAAAACTCAATTTCGTAAACGGCCTTTTTCTCGCTGGTCCCGCGAATGTCGCCGAACGCGATCAGGTCGTCCTTGTTGAGGAGAAGAACACCGCCGCCCTCGACGTTGTTCGCGCCGCCATACTTGAGGGCAATCGTGCGGAGGGTTTTCTCGTCGATCTTGCCGATCTCCACGTCGGAGCCCGCCTCAATGGCCGCGGCCTTGAGAATACCCGTCGGCTCGGGAATGGTGGCCGCGGGGTCCCCGGTGACAATGAGGCCCCCGGTTTTCTTGCGGAGGGCGGTCAAAGCGCCCTCGGAGACCCGCCCCTGGTAGTTGAGGGGGGTCGTGCGCTGGATGTTCCGGGAGACATAGGACAGAGTGGAGATCAAAACGGGGGTAATCTTGGCGATACGGAGGACGGGGTCCGTGGTCGCGGGGGCGGTTCCGTCGTCCTTCTTGGTGGCTGCCGTCTGGCCGCCGCTTACCTCATAGGCCACGGAATCCTCGCCCATACCGTTCGCGTCCACGACGCGGACCATGTCCACGATCCCGGAGACGATATTCTGGCCGGGGTTAATCCCGGAGACGCGGGTCGGCTGGGCAATATTCCCGCTGGTGAGGGTGAGGGAGCGGCAAAGGGCGTCTGTGGTGATCTCCATACGCCCGCCCTCGGCGAAACGCTGGGCGCGGGCCTCCACGTCCTGGAGGGGAATCCCCTGGAGGTCTGCGAGGTAGGCGGCGCGGCTCTCCACGCCCACGGGGAGGCCGCCCCGGGCCTCGCCGCCCCCGGCGATCGGGTTCACGGGGCCGGGTGTGGGACTTCCGCCGCCCTCGTCGCCGGAGCTGCGGTCGCCGTGGCCGCCCTGCTGGCCGCTCCGGCCCTCCAGGTCCGCCCCGCTGTTGAGGCGGCGGGTCGCGGCCTCCCGGCGGTCAAGGCCCCGCTCCTCCTTGTCCAGGTCGTCGAGCTCCCTCTCCAGGGCGTCCATATCGACGGGGTCCTCCCCGGCCAAAAGCGCCCGAATCTGGGCGCGGCGGGCGGCGATCTCTTTACGTCTTTTTTCAAACATAGCTTTTAATCCTCCTGTTTCTGTGTGGTGTGTGGATAGGTACGGGTCCGCGCTAAAAGCCTCCGCCGCCTCGCGGCTTGCTCCAAAGCCTTGACCTCCTTCGAGTGCTCCACCTCAAAGAAGGATCG